TATGAAATTTAATGAACAAAAAAATTTAAAGGACGTTGCAGACTATGTAGAAAAAACCTATTCAGGTCATTATACATCTGCGAATGGCGTTCAAAGTATGGACCTAATCTCGTCTTCAGGACGTGGATTAGATTTTTGTCTTGGTAATGTACTTAAATATGCATCAAGATATGGTAAAAAAAATGGAGCTAATAGAGAAGATTTAATGAAAATAATTCATTATACTTTATTAGCAATGAATGAACATGATTTAAAGGAGACAAATGAAACTAGACCCACAAATACTTGAAATTTTACATAACTTTCAAACAATCAATAGCAATATTGCATTAGGTGAAGAGGGAGGATTCATTAGAACAATGTCTACTTCCAAAACATTAATGGCTAAAGCCAACATTAAACCGGAACCCCCGTATGTTTGGCCTTATACATTTGGCATATATGACTTAGGTGAATTTTTAGCTTGTATTGGTATGTTTAATGACCCTACTCTTTCGTTTGATGATGATAAAAAATTTGTTAATATTACAGATGGTATTACAACATTTAAATATTATTTTTCTGAAATTGATAGCTTAACAGTTCCAACAAATGATATTAATTTAGAATGTAATGACATAGAATTTACTCTTACTCACGAACAATTAACTCAACTTCGTAAAGCTTCGGCTACACTTAAAGCTAATCAACTTAGTGTACGAATGAGTTATACTGGTAATTCATTTATTGAATGCGTGATTTTGGATAAACAAAATCCAACATCAAATCAATTTAGAATGAATATTTCAAATTGTAGTATAAATACTACTGCAGAGTTTGATTTTGTTTTTGATATAAACAATTTCAAATTTAAAACAGCTAATGAATACGTTTTTGGTATTGATAAAAAACAAGTAGCATTAGTTAAGGCTGGTAACACTAATTATTGGGTTGCCCTTGATAAAACAACAACATATAAGGAATAAAGATATGGCAGAGAAAAACAAATCTCAAGAGGATTTTGAAGCAGTTGCTGCTGAGGTAGATGCAGCAACTGAGGTAGATGCAGCAACTGAGGTAGATGGAAATGTACCTGAAGCAACTCAAGCTCCAGAAGGCGAACAAGGTCTTAATCTAAGTGACATTAGAGCTTGCATTACAATTATTGATATTGTAACTAAGCGTGGTGCATTTGAAGGTGCGGAACTTGCAGATGTTGGTTCAGTACGTAACCGTTTAGATAGTTTTCTAAAAGCGGCCGCCGAAGCACAAGCTCCAGCTGAAGAAAGTACAGAAGCTTAATTAGCTATTTACAATTTAATTATATTATGAGGTTCTTGTGAAAGAGTTTTTATTTGTAGAAAAATATAGACCACGAACAATATCTGAGTGTGTTCTTCCTAAATCATTAAAAGATACTTTCCAAAGTATTATTGATAAGGGAGAACTACCCAATATGATGTTTACGGGTTCTGCTGGCATAGGTAAGACTACTGTGGCCAGAGCATTATGTAATGAATTAGGTTTAGATTATATGATGATTAACGGATCTGAAGATGGTAATATTGATACCCTTCGAGGTAAAATAAAACAATTCGCAAGTACTATATCATTACAAGGTGGACAAAAAGTAGTCATTCTCGATGAGGCTGACTACTTAAATCCCCAATCTACACAACCTGCATTACGTGGGTTTATTGAAGAGTTCTCAAAAAATTGTAGATTTATATTAACATGCAATTTTAAAAATCGTATTATAGACCCTCTTCATTCAAGATGTTCTATATACGAATTTAATTTAGGAAACAAAGAAAAGATGGCTATGGCTTTTATGCAAAGGCTTCAATTTATTCTTGATTCTGAAAATATAAAATATGAAAATCAGGTTCTTGCTGAACTGATTATGAAATACATTCCTGATTGGAGACGTGTCATAAATGAATGTCAAAGATATGGAATGAGTGGTGTCATTGATACTGGAATTCTTGTCACTCTATCTGAGTCAAGTATAAAGTCATTAATGAAAGATTTAAAATCTAAAAACTTTAAGAGTATGCGTAAATGGGTAAGTGATAACATTGACGTAGAATCAGCAAAGTTATTTAGAATGGTTTATGATAATATGATTACTTATGTAGAACCTTCAAGTGTTCCAGCATTAGTTCTTATACTTGCAGACTATTCATATAAAGATAGTTTTGTAGCAGACCATGAACTAAACGTAGTGGCATGTATGACAGAAATAATGTCACAAATAAAATTTAAATAGGAGAAAGAAAATGTTGTTAGAAGAAATGGCAAATTATGCAACAATTATATTGGCTTTGGCGATGGTTAATGTTGTATGGCAATTAGATAAAGCTGGTAAATTATTAATGCATTTACAAAGAATTTTAGTAGAAACATCAGAAGATTATCATGGTCGCCAATAATCCATTTGACTTTATTAAATCAATATCCTCTACTAAAAAGGATATTATGGAAAATGAAAAAGATTACAATGCTTTTATGGTAAATCGTGGTCTATCTTATTTTCCTGACACGGTTATATATGCGAACGAGATGAATAAGTTCCACCATCTTGATAACCGTCTCCAATACTTATTTCTTATAAATATTACTAGAAAACGAAATAGGTTTTCTAAGTGGAATAAGTCTATTGAATCTGAAAATATCAATGCTATAAAAAGATATTATAATTATAGTAATGAAAAAGCTCGTGATGTACTTCCGCTTTTAAGTAACGCAAACTTGAAAACAATAAAAGGAAGAATAAATCATGGCGGAATACAACGATGAACTGGTTAATTGGAAACCAGAAATGATGTTAGAAGTTACATTAGCAGAACCAGATGATTTTCTTAAGATACGTGAAACACTTACAAGAATAGGTGTGGCGTCTAAGAAAGATAATAAATTATATCAATCATGCCACATCCTTCATAAACAAGGTAGGTATTTTATAACTCATTTTAAAGAGTTATTCTTATTAGACGGTAAGCCATCTAATCTTACAGAAAATGATTTGAAACGTAGAAACACAATTGTCAAATTAATGGATGATTGGGGATTGTTGGAAACTGTTTCGCCCGTTGGGGATACAGCAGCATTAAACCAAATTAAAATAATATCCCATAAAGATAAGCCTGACTGGGAATTATGCCCGAAATATAATATAGGAATCAAGTGAAACCTGTATAAATAAACTTGTAGGATGCCGTAAGGGCCTACATTAACCGTAGTCATGATGACTACATTTATAACCTTGCTATTTAATAGGAGGACAATATGTCAAACTTAGCAATCAACTTTCCGAGGGATACCTTCCTTGGATTCGACTCACTTTTTAATACACTTCAAAACTTTGATGAATCTAATGCCAGAGGCATTGGATATCCACCATATAATGTTGTGAAAAGAGATGACGGTCACTTTTTAATTGAAATCGCTGTCGCAGGATTTAGAAAAGAAGATATCGATTTAACTCTTGAAAAAGGTGTTTTAACTATCAGTGGTCATAAACAAGGTCATACTGATACAAGAGATTACACACATCGTGGAATTTCTCAAAGAGCGTTTGAACGTTCATTCACTTTAGCTAAAACAATTAATGTTGTTGGTGCTGATATTGTTGATGGACTGCTTATTGTTATTTTGGAGAATGATGTTCCAGAAGAGGATAAGCCTCAAACAATTAACTTAGGAGACCTACCTAAACATGCTAAAAAGCTGTTGTTAGGTTAAATTGTTAAGGAGCGTCTAACGGCGCTCCATTTTAAAGGAATATATATTATGGAAGAAAAAGAAATTAGATTAATCCGCCTCACATCAGGCGAAGAGATATTGGCAACAATATATTCAAAGAATAAAAATTATACAACTGTTATAAAACCAGTTCTTTTAATACCAAATAAAGATAAAATAGGTTTTATGCCTTATTTATCTTATAGTGATATTGATATTAATGGTTTGGAAATTAAAGAAGAACATATTATGTTTAATGTTCGACCAACAGACGAGTTGGAAAGTAATTATATACGAATGACATCTGTAGTAGCTACACCCTTAAAACCAAAAATAGTCACATAAGCTGTTTACTTTTAATACAATTTATGGTATAATAGTATCATGAATCAAACTTTCTATACTCATGCTTTTCGTCATGGAAAGGTAATTAAATATACTGGATATGAGAATGGTGAGAAAGTAAGTTTCACCATTCCATTTAAACCACACTTATACGTTAAAGCTTCTAAAAAATCTAAATGGCATGCGCTTGATGGAACACCCGTAGAGTCAGTTCCATTTGGTAGTATGAGCGAAGCTACAGAATTCGTAAAACAATATAAAGACGTTCCTAACTTTAAAATATATGGTAACACTAATTATGTTGCTCAATATATTAATGAAGAATTTCCAGGAAATATTAAATGGGATCGTAATATAATCAACGTAACTTCTCTTGATATTGAAGTAAAATTTGGAGAAGGTTTTCCAGACCCGGCACTTGCCGATCAAGAAATTACAGCAATCACACTAAAAAATAATATAGACGATGTTTATTATACATTTGGTTGTGGTGAATATGACACAGAAAAATCTTTAATGCAAACTAACGAAGTTCGATATATTAGATGTCAAACTGAAAGGGAACTACTTCACAAATTTATATTTCATATGAATCATACTTCACCTGATGTTCTTACTGGTTGGAATATAGAATTTTTTGATATACCATATCTTATAAATCGTATAGCAAAAGTTAATGGCGGTGGAAGAGAAAAAATGTTATCACCTTGGCGAATGATTGATAAACGTGAAGTACAACAACCATTTAGTACTAATACGCGTGTTAAATATGATTTAAAAGGTGTTACAATTCTTGATTATCTTGCAATATTTAAAAAGTTTGCATTTACTTATGGACCACAAGAATCTTATAAATTAGACCATATTGCTAATGTAGTTCTTGGTGAGAAGAAGCTTGACTTTGGTGAGGCCTCAGACTTAAATGAATTATATGATACAAATTATCAAAAATTTATTGATTATAACATTAAAGATGTAGAGTTGATTGATAGAATGGAAGATAAGCTTGGTCTTATTACCTTATGTTTAACTATGGCTTATAAAGGTGGAGTTAACTATGATTCAGTTCTAGGGACTGTGGCGATATGGGATTCATTAATCTATAGGGATCTTCATTCAAAACAAATAACAATACCACAAAATGAGGAATCATCGAAGGCTACATATGCCGGTGGTTATGTTAAAGAACCTCAAATAGGAATGCATAATTGGGTGTGTTCATTTGATTTAAATTCCCTATATCCTTCAATTATTATGCAATATAATATGTCACCTGAAACTATTCTTTTAAATGATGAAAAGGGTGTCAATGTTAATTCTGTTCTTGATGGTAAAATTAAAAATGTAGAATATTATACATCATTAGCTGTTAATGGTGTTCGTTTTGATACAAAAAAGCCTGGTTTATTTCCACAAATAATTCAAAAAATTTATGATGAACGTGTTGAGCATAAACAAAAACAATTAAAGGCTGAGCAAGAATTAGAATTATGTGGTAATAAATCAGAACAATATGATATTGAAAAACGTATAGCAATTTCAAAGAACCAACAATTAGCTCTTAAGATTCTTCTTAATAGTTTATATGGAGCGATAGGTAATAAATGGTTTAGATATTTTGATATTAGAATTGCTGAAGGTATTACACTTACTGGTCAAGCAACTATTCAATGGGCTGAAAAATATTTGAATGAATATCTTAATAAGACATTAAATACTGATAAAGATTATGTAGTTGCTATTGATACAGACTCAGTATATGTTTGTCTTGATGAATTTGTTAAACGTTTTAAACCTGAAAATCCTGTTAATTTTTTAGATAAATTATGTTCCACCTCATTAGAAAAAGCTCTTGAAAAAGCTTTTGATGAATTATATTATTCGCTCGGTGGTTATGAAAACAAAATGGTTATGGGACGAGAAGTAATTGCTGATAGAGGTATATGGACAGCAAAGAAAAGATATATCCTTAATGTTCACGATAATGAAGGTGTACGATATGCAAGTCCTAAATTAAAAATTATGGGTATTGAAGCTATTAAATCTTCAACTCCTGCGATATGTCGTCAAGCATTAAAGGAAATATTTAAACGAATTATTGAAACTGATGAAGAGACAGTTCAAAATGATATACAAAATTTTAAAAATGTATTTTCTCAAGCCTCAGCTGAAGAAGTATCATTTCCCCGTTCTGTTCAAAATATTCTTAAATGGAATGATAAAAAAACTATATATAAAAAGGGTACACCAATTCATGTAAGGGGAGCATTAATGCATAACCATTTAATTGATGACCAAAAGCTTCAAAGAAAAGTGGAAAAAATACATGGTGGCGATAAAGTTAAATTTACTTATTTACGAAAGCCAAATCCAACTAAAGAAAATGTTATTGCTTTTGTTGATTTTCTTCCAAAACAATTTAAACTTGAGGACTATATAGATTATAATCTTCAATTTGAAAAAACATTTATTAGTGCAATAGAACCTGTCTTAACCGCTGTTGGATGGGAAAGTGAGAAACGAATAACTTTAGATTCTTTTTTCACCTAGCTATTTACATTCAATATAAAATATGATATAATATAACAAATGGAGAAATTATGAGTGCAGACTGGGTAAATGATATAAACAAGATGCAAAATAAATTTGGTGTCCGTGAATGGATAAATTCTGCAGATTCATTTCAACTCAAAAAATATCTAGAATTCCGATTAAAATTTATTAAAGAGGAATATGATGAAACACGAGAAGCAATTATTGACGAAGATGCAGAAGAGATTGTTGATGGTCTTATTGATATTTGTGTTGTGGCTATTGGAACTTTAGATGCATTAGGTGTTAATCCCCATAAAGCATGGGACGAAATACTTGAAGCAAATATGACAAAGGAAGTTGGTGTGAAAGAATCAAGACCAAATCCTTTAGGACTTCCAGATTTAATTAAACCAAACGGATGGGAAGCACCATCACATAAAGATAATCACGGTATTATACCAGAAGCATTTATAGGAGATTAGTATGGCTGTAAAATTATCATGGAACGATTTTATTAGAACTAAAACACCAACATACGATGAGTGGATAAAAAGATATAAAGGTAAAACTGTTCATGACATTACTGTTAATGAACATACTAAATTTTCCAAAGAATATAAAGCTTGGAAAAATATGAATATTGAAAAGATGACATGAAATCATTAACATTGTTTAAATCAATTTTTGATAACAAAACAAATAAGCGAATAGACTTTGAAGATTGGAGTGTATTTGAAAAAATGTTATTTGATTTAGCTGAATATCCTCGTAAAGATAAAAAATCAGCACCTTTAATATCCCCTGCAATATATCAAGACGATACAACTCGTTCTAATGATAGTGTCATTAGTTGGGCTGGCTGGGCAGCAGTAGATATAGATACTTATGAATTTAAAGGTAATCTTAAACAAGAATTATTTGATGCTTATGGTACTTATAATAATATAATTTATTCAACTGCATCATCAACTGAAGAACATCCAAAATTTAGAGTTGTTTTTCCATTAAGTATAAATGTTCCAAAAGAAAAAATTAAACATTTTTGGTATGCTCTTAATAAAGAATTAGGCGATGTAGGTGACCCCCAAACAAAAGATTTAAGTCGTATGTATTATGTTCCTGGAAAATATGAAGGAGCATATAATTTTATATATGATAATTTTTGTGGTAATACTATGGACCCAAATGAAATTATGTCTAGACATGATTATGTTGAGAGGTCAGGTTCTTTAATAGATAATTTACCTAAAGCTATTCGTGAACAATTATTAACTCATCGTAAAAATGAATTAACAAATACAAGTGTGACTTGGAATAATTATAAAGATTGTCCATTTGTTAATAAAAAATTAGTTAAAGAGTATAATCAAATAACTGATACGGGTTGGTATGCAAAGATGTATGCCATTATGGTTTCAATTGCGGGTAATGCGATACGTAAAAAATATCCTATAACTGCTCAAGAAATCACAACACTATGTAAGGAAATTGACTTTGAAAATGGACATTGGTATAAGTCAAGACCTTTTGATAAGGAGGCAAATCGTGCAATCGAATACATTCACAAAAACATCTACCAATAACAAAGAAAGAGCTGGCAAGCTTGGTGAAGAAATTGTAGCAGAAAAAATGGGAATTGAACTTTCCAAAGATAAATTTGATTCTGAAAAAGATGGTTTAAGAGGTAAAAAATCTGCAATAATTAAAACTGAAATTAAAACTCTTAGGTTAAATTATTATACTCAAACATTATGGATTCAAGAAAATCAATGGTGGAAATGTGATAATGTTGATGAACTTATTTGGAATGAAATTCCAGAAAACCCAAATGACCCTATGATAACTTATCAAATTGATAATAAAAATAAAAAAGCATATTATAATAAAACAACAAAAAAGGGTGAACGTGTTAGATGTTATTATAAAAATATGATGACACCATTATTTGATACTAAAGATGAACGTACTGTTAAAATTCATGATTTATCAGTAGTTATGTCAAAGTGGGGTAGATTTAAATAAGGAGTAATAAATGAAAGAATCTTTAAAAGTTCTACAGGCAGCTGCAGAACTTCAACAACAAAAATCAAATGATTATCAAAATCCTAATTCTAGGATTCGTCAAGCTGATTATTATCCACATGGATGTTCAACAATATTAGATACAATGCATGCAAAAATATTACGTATGCATTCAGTAATTGAAGCTATGGAAGCTGATCCTAATTATAAACCAAACTTTGAATCACTTGAAGATTCATGTATTGATATTATAAATTATTGTTCATTTTTTGTTAGTTATTCACGTGGTATGATGGAAGGACAAAGTCCTAATCGTGACTTTTTAAATAGGATTAAAGATGTTGATTAGACCATATAGAGTAAGAGATGTAAGAGATTATTTTGTTGGTGCAAAAGGTCATGATTATGCTACAACAACAGATAAGACTGGTGTTAAATGCATTGAATTAATTGGTGCATCATTTCTTGCAGATGAACCTGCAATATTTGGTGAACCAAATGAAGAATATATTGATAAAGAAATTTCATGGTATGAATCCATGTCACTTAATATAAATGATATATATGGTCATAAAAGACCTCCACCAGCAGCATGGCAATATGCAGCAGATCCTTATGGTAATATTAATTCAAACTATGGTTACTTAATATATTCAGATAAGTTTCATGGTCAATACTTTAAAGTTGCAGAAGAATTAAGAATGAATCCTGATGGTCGTAGAGCTATTATGATTTATAATAGACCAGAGATATGGAGTGAATATGTCGATGGTGGTAAATCAGATTTTATTTGTACTAATGCAGTAGCTTATTATATTCGTAATGATAAACTAGATTGTTGTGTACAAATGCGTAGTAACGATGTTGTATATGGATATAAGAATGATTATGCATGGCAAAAATTTATATTAGATCAATTAGCAGATGATATTGGTATAACGTCAGGAAAAATGATATGGCAAGTACAAAACTTACATGTATACGAAAAACATTTCAATTTAATTAAACCAAGGGGTTAAAAATGTATAAAGGAATAAAAGATTTAAAATGTAGGCATTCAGTAGATCGCAGAATGATAGCAGATTGTATTAGAAATTATAAACATTTTTCATTTAATGAAAATAGTATAGTTCTTGATTTAGGATGTAATATTGGTGGAATTCAATATTGGCTTAAAGATGCACCAATTAAACAATATATTGGTTTTGATGCGTTTGAAGATAATATTGAATTTTATAGAGAAAATAATCTTCCCAATAAAACTAATTATGAAATATTTCATGGTGCTGTAACAGTTGATGATGGTGATACCCATTCATTTTGGATATATGAAGATGATAAATTAGGAAGCTCAAATGGACAAGCCAACCCAACTAAACCTGGTGTGGGGAAAAGAAAGATTGAACTTAAAGTTCCTAATTTTAATATTGATACATTAATTGAAAAATATAAACCAACACATCTTAAAATGGATATTAAAGGTACTGAAATGTTATGGATGAAAAAACATAAAGGTAAACTTCCTGATTGTGTACAAGAATTTTTTGCTGAAATATATGGTCATCATCCTTCAGAATTTTATGATACTCATTATTGGCCAGTTCAAAATAATCAAGGATTTGATTTAACGTTTATGTATCCAACCGAAAGATTTAAAAATATGGGTGGTTGGTATAATCTTCCAAACTTAGGAAGACCAAATATAAATGCAGCATTATTTGATTTAAATGTTCTTTTAAGTAGAAAAAAATTATCAACAGCAGCATCTTACGAAGGTTATGACAATAGGAATTACGGATGAAGATAGGTGTAATTCTCGGTAGAGGAGTTGAAGGCGTTGGTGTTACAAAAAATGTTGTAGAATTCCAAAAGCTTTTTCCTGGAGTAGAAATATTTGCAACAATGGATAAACTCTGGCCTCGTAGAGAGTCTATGAATTTTCCAGTTACTTATTTTAAAGGTGCTGATTGGGATATGGTTAGTAAACCAGCTAAAAAGTTCCCTAATTTAATTGCTTCTAACGATGTAGTCCATAGGATTAATCAGCTTGATGCCTGTATCATTTGGAGCATACCTTCAAAGTCACATTCAGAAGAGTGTATAGATAATTTTATAAGACTATTAGCTAATATTAATGTACGTAAAGGTCTTGTACAGGTTGACCATAAAATGGCATCTATTACTCGTAATGCTCGCCTTGCCGATGTTTGTAATAATGTAGATGTTTTAATGTGTCATTCAGTTGAAAATGATTTCGCAAGATGGACACAAAAAAATAATGTAAAGACTCCATTAACCGGCATGGGTGTTGGCTTTAATTTTAATAAAGATTATTGGAAACCAATTGAAGAACAAGATACACGTTATATTCGTTGGGTTGGCCGTACTGCAATGTGGAAAGGTCCTGATGTAATGATTGATTTACATAATGATCACTTTCGTAAAGCAGGATTTATTACAGTACTTGAAGGTTTAGAAGCTTCAATACAATATCCCTTAGTACTATATAAGAATTCAAAAGAGAAAAAAGATCGTAGAGATGTTATTAATTACTTTAGACCTGAAAAGGGTTTAGATATAAATGAAACTAGACATCCTGTGTATGGTTCAGAAAAAGAAGATATGGGTGCTTACCTTTATTCTTCATATAAACATTCTGATATGATGGAACGTTTAAGTTTAAATGGATTTGGTTCAGACCTCATGTATTTTAAGAAAAATCTTTATGGTGATAATGTTGAATATTGTCATACAGATTCTTTTGCTGCAGGAGTTATACCAATATTCCATAAACATTTTTGTGATAATGTAGTTCATCGTAAATATGAAAAACCAATTAGTGAATGTACAAATTCTGGAACTATTGGTATTGACCATACAAATGCAGAAGAAGTAACAAAATTAATGATTAAATTAAAAAATGATAATGGTTTTCGTGAAGAAATGAGAGAACAAATGTTTGAATTTTGGAAAGACCATTGTAGCGCAGATATTGTATATAATGATATTATTGATAAGACATTAAATTTTAACAAAACAGAAGACGTTGGATTAGAGGCATTCTTTTGATACCATTTCCAAATAAAAAATATAAGACTATATATGCTGACCCTCCGTGGAATGAAGCTGGTGGTGGTAAAATAAAAAGAGGTGCAGATAAACATTATCCCTTAATGAAAACTGAAGATATAAAAAACCTTCCAATTCAAAATATAGCAGATGATGAATGTTGGTTATATATGTGGGTCACTAATAATTTTTTAAAAGATGGTCTTGATATTATGGAACATTGGGGATTTAAATATATAACTAATTTAGTATGGGCAAAAAATACCATAGGCCTTGGATATTATTTTAGAGGTCAACATGAACTTTGTTTATTTGGCAAAAAAGGTAACTTAAAACCTTTAGTAAAAAATGAAAGCACTTTAGTTAAAGCTAATAAAGCTGAACATAGTAAGAAACCAGTAGAGTTTTATACTAAAATTGAAAATCAATCTCATGGTCCTAGGATAGAATTATTTGCTAGGAATATAAGAAAAGGTTGGGATGCATGGGGTAATGAAGAACTTAAAGAAGAAGCAACATTAGAGGAATATTTCATATGAATATAGTAATTACAGGTTCACGTGGCTTTATAGGTAGTCACTTAAAAACTAAATTAGAAAAATATGGTAATGAGATTATTGAATGGGATCATCGTATTGATAAACCCATTGAAAATTTTGAAGTTCATCATATATGGGATCGTGCTGATTATGTAATTCATCTTGCAGCTTGGGCAGATGTTCGTAAAAGTATTGAAGAACCAAATCTTTATTGGGAAAACAATGTAACTAATACAACTAAAATACAAAGACTTTGTCATCAATCTAAAATTCCATTATTATATGCATCATCTTCATGTATTCATGAATGGCATAAATCACCTTATGGAATAAGTAAAAAAGTAAATGAAGAAACGGCATTCCCTGAACAAGTTGCATTAAGATTTACTACAGTTTATGGAGGAGATGGTGCTAATCGAGGTATGTTTATGGATAATCTTAAAGACGGTAGTCTTAAATATGTAACAAATCATGTTCGTGATTTTGTACATATTGATGATGTAATTAATGCAATAACTATGTTAATGTATTTAAATAAAGCAGATAATTATAATCCTGAAAGTTATAAACTTGAACCTTCTCCTAAACTTTTACCAGCATATGATATTGGTACTGGACATGGTTATACAGTATCAGACTTAGCCAAATTAGCTGGATATGACCTTCCAATAAAAGAAGGTGATGAATGTGAAGCACAAGATAATACAGCAGATATTACTGAAATAAAAAAACTTGGGTGGTCTCCATCTATTGATGTGGGGGAGTATATAAAAGCATTATGAAGTGGGCAAGTATAGTACCTCTTATTGGTGGTGAAACCATAGCAATGGAAAATGTCTTTGAGAAAAGACCTGCGTATATTATGTCATATAGAGAATTTGCAAATAATGATAAGCATATAGTAGAACATTATAGGAATCAATGTAATGACCCTGAAGATGGTGCAAATTATGTTCCTTATTATATATTAGGCGAACCACATATCTATCATGGTCAACAATGTGGTGAAAATGGAAGGTATGTTGATGTGGTTAATACTATATGTCCATGTGCTGGTCTTTCTTCATTAAATGTTAAACCATCAGGTGATGCAGAAATAAATGATTATATGATAAAAACAGCTAAGCATGTATTAGAAGAAATAGGTCCAAAAGTATTTTGGGGAGAAAATGCTCCACGATTAGCCACTAAATTGGGTGAGCCAGTCGTAAAAAAATTAAGAGCTATAGGAAAAAAGAATGGATATACATTTTCTTTATACAAAACAAAAAGCTTATTACATGGATTAAGTCAAGTTAGAGATAGGTCATTTTATTTTTTCTGGAAAGGTGACCAAGTACCTATGTTTGATTGGTATAATATACCTAATGATAGGATAGAAGATACAATTCGTAAGGTTAAAAGGGACCCGACAGACCCAATGTCTGCACTGGCTAATACCAAAACTCCAAGTAAGGATGACCTTTATTATAAGTATGTGTTAGAAGTAATACATAATGGTATGAGTCATAATGATTTTCAAAAGACATTAAAAAGAAGTGTTAATGTTCAAGAATATATTGAAAAACATAGTAATTATAATGACTATGCAGATTGGTTAGAAACTTTTGGTGAAACCAAACAAGCAGAAAAAGCTAGAGCTATGTATAAGAAATTATCAGTTAAAGGTACTAATATAATGAGAAGAACAACTGAAGTACCAGCTAATTATATAGGAGCATTTGTAGGTCATATGCCAATGAATTTAACTCACCCAGATGAGGATAGATACTTAACATATAGAGAATGTATGGAAATCATGAAATTACCTTCTGATTTTATTATGTTAAATCCTAAGAAAAATCTCAATCACTTATGTCAAAATGTTCCAGTGACTACTGCAATGGATATGGCATA